CTTGTAATTCTTCATGTCGGCAGTTACGGAATTTCTAGGTGTGCCCGTCCATTCATAAACGGAATCTGTATAGTGTTTTTCGTTGATGTGATCTGCAACTTCACCAGATTTATTTTGATATCCGGTAATTCCGTAGAATTTCACTGAAGCCGCGCCGAATTTCATCGCCAACCAATAAGCAACAAGCCCAGCAGTCGGGCTGATAATATCAAGGTTATGTTCGTCCAGCGCCCATGCGGCAATTTGCTTGCGCTCGTCTTTGGTCACGATGTATTTCGATTGGTTGAACCGGATTTCAGCAGCTTCGTCGAACAGGATTAGATTTTTTACGTCCACTGTCTTGATTATTTCGTTGAAGCGTGGCAATATGCTTATCACGTTACACTTCTTGCCGTAGTCAGCTTCGTTGCGGATCGGGAAAATGTTCGTGCGATACACGATATCATGCTTATCAATTTCTGGCCCTAGTCTTTTTCGTTCAAGAATAGGGGCTTGTCCTACGAATGCTACTGATTTACCTTTGAAGATGTCGATCATGTTAATTTTCTGGTTTTATTCCGAACGGCCAGGGTTCGTGTTCTTGGTTAAAAAATGTATCAAGCCCCGAAGGTAGAATATAAACTTCATATTTTGCTTTAGTCTTCGGTTCTGGTGGTGTTGTGTCGTAATATTCAAAGAATACTAACGTCAACCCAAGAAACGCAGCAACTGATCCCAGCAGAATTAAAAAGCCGGTAAGCGTGCGTTCTTTTGGCACGTCGTGTTCGACGATTATTTCTGTTTCTTCTTGTCGCATGGTTTTCCTAATTTGATTACAAAATATTTTTGACCTGGTACAGCGCCCCATTCGGGCTTGCCGTAACCGATGTGTGTGCTGACGTGCTCAACTTTCAGTGAAGGCGAATTTGGCTGGTAGCCGTTTCGGAATTTCACGATGTCATATTTCTTGAACCCGTCGCCGATCACCTGCATTTTGGTTTCAATCAGCCGCGCGATCCAATGGTCAGAAATTTCGCGGTATTCTTCTGTTTTAATTCCCGCTTCGATCATGTCGAACCACTCCTTTTTGATTGGTAAATCAAGCGTGTTAATAGTCTTTTTCATTGCGTGGGTTTTTATGGTTACCGTACCGGCTGAAGTGCAGGTACATTTTCTTTTTGTCTGTAACGAGATCAAGATATTGTGACAAATCCCAACCCTTTGGGAATAGGTCGGCAGGTGTCTGGCCAGTTCGATTGAAACGGCGTTCAAGGTCTTCGACGGTAGGGTTGAGGCTGCGCGATTTTGGTTTATTGTAGTCTGCTTCAGTCGGTAGATCGCTAAGTTTAATCAATATTTTACGCAGGTTTCTACCAGCTTCAGCACCGTAAATTGGATTATGAGCAGAACGTGCAGTTGTTAACGTTTTTAATTCTTGATCTGTTGGTGATCGCCAATCACTGTTAAATTTAACAAGGTTTTCTTTTCTGAATATGCTTTCTTTACCTTCGACACGTATGCCTGTAACTTCAATGTCTGGCCCCATCGTCGAGCCGATTGTGTAACTTTCTCTTTTGCCATAAATTTGCGGGTAAAGTGAATGAAATGTTTTAATGAAAAAATTATCTGAAGAACATTTTTCAACAATAGCAACTTTTGACTTAATGCTTTCTATAACCAAAAATTTTGCGTTTATCATTTCATCTGTTGCTGACATTGGTGCTACTGGCAAAGGTTTTGACAAAGCGCAGCAAAGGCGGTGAAGTTCTTCTTTTTCAGGCTGACTTTGTTCAACAAATATTTTACCCATCGTACAATCTTCAGCACCAAAAATTCGCATCAAAAACCTATATCTATCTGAATCGGTTTTTTGTTTCCTGTATTCTGTTTTCAGGTCAAAAATAGCTTTATCGAAATCAAAATCACCGGTAAAAATACCTACACCTGGGCCGCTTATCATTAGCTTTCTAATAGCTTGCCTCATTCGGTCACTGGCTTCAACGCCTGTTATACCAAAGTTCGCAAGAACACTGTAATAATATTCTTTTTGGCCTGTCATACAACTTTACGCATTGATAAACGAACGATTTCGATCTTATTCTTGATGAATTTCAGACGAGCTTCGCCGGTCAATCCTTCAGGCACTTCGATCAGTACCGACGTGCGTGGCCCTACTTGAAACAATTCGCCCTTCGGCGACACGATGCCCTTCTTTTTCAGTTTGACTGCATCGTAGCCAGCCGGTGTTGTGATTCCGTCAGGATTTGTTGCGCCCTTCAGTTGGTAATGTTTTGCGTTTCCTTTTTTCATCGTGTAGGTGCTTGAAGTTTTACTAATCGTTCCTTCGCTTCGGCCAGTTCGGCTTTCAGTTTTTCAATGTCGTCTGTCATGGCTGTGTGCATTTCATTGAAGGCGTTTTTGTCGCGCTCACGCTGCATATATGCGTCTTCTTTGGCTTTCACGAAGTTATCAATGAATTCTTTTTTTATTGAATCCTTGATTGTACCAATGTATTCGCCAGCTATCACAGGTGGTATAAGGTTTATTTTTTTCAACGATTCAGATGTCCCCCACGCCTGAAACGCCTGGGAAGCGAAACGGTTTTTGTGCTCTAATGGCACGATGTTGATTTCTGGTTTTTGGTCGCTCATAATGTAGGTTTAATTGAAAATGTATTCATTATTTCTTGCAGTTGTCTGCGTGCATATTCAAACGGTACTTGCGGCATTCGGTATATGAAAATAAAATTTGTTTTTGCAATATCTTCAAGATCGTCAACAGGTACAGTTTTTAAAAATGGTTCTTGCGCAACCTCAGCGAAAATTGAATTCACCCGCAACTGGTCAAGCGCCTTTTGTTCGTGGCTGAAGATAAGGTTTATTTTCATTATCCAATCGCTTTTTTAATTGCAGCGTCAAGGTCTTTATCTACAAGTTCGGCTTGATCCATCAACGCTTTTTGTTTGATGCAGGCAGCTAATAATTCGGGCGCAGCTGCCATTAGTTTGGCGCGATCTTCCCAGCCTGACCATGTGTTCATGTGGCATACTGTACTGATCCCGTCAGCATGGGTTGTGCTAACTGTGTCTTGTATAGCTTCCCACTGTTCATTTAAGAAGTTGTTCATTGGGTTAGGTTTATATTTATTTGTTTTGCATTTCGGGCAAAATGGTGCATGACTATCAAGATCAAAAGCGTGATTACAATTGATACATTTTACTATCGACATAATTATTGATTTTGTTCAAGAAGATATTTACCCCATTGGTCGCCCATCGCTTCAGCAATACCAGAAAAAGTTTTGCTTCTAATATTTGCACGTTCTTTTTGACCTTTGGATTTGTCCGCATAAGCATACCATTTAGGCATTCGCTTACCGCTTTGAGTTGTGTGATATTCTGGTTCAATTCCTGTGTGTGTGTGTTTTAATTTAGGGAAGCCCTTCAACCATAAGCAAGTTTTTTTTGGTTCAACGTGTCCGAACATCATTGGTGTAATTATCTGGTCGGGCTTACGCCACAAAGTAGACATTACACCGATAGGATTTTCCATCGCTATTTTTGGTATTCCGCAATTCCATAGAGCCATGAAGAATTCGTAAGCATCTGCGCGTGCCTGTCTTCTTGCTTGACCAACAAGTGCGCCAGATTTGCGTTCTGGCTGATCTTTTAGCCATTTATTACCTGTTACGGTTAGGTAAGTGCAGTCAGGAAAAAATATAGCCGCGTCCCACCCGTTACCAATATAAACTTCTGAACCGTCTTGTGCTTTCAAAACATTTCCGGGCAGGATTGTTGACGAACCACCATTTATTGCTTTAAATATGTCCATCTGAAGATGCCATTCAGGGTGTCCACCTGAACACGGCTGAATGTCGCAGCTGTACGCTTCAAAACCTCTTTTTCTAAATTCAAGACAAACCGCTTGACTTTTTTCACAACCTATTAAAATTTTTTTCATTTTCTAATCGAAATTATAACTGTTAATAGCATCGTTAGCTTCTTTCAATCCTTTTCCTTTTATCAATGATCGAAATGCTTTACGATTTTTAGGAGTATCAATAATGTATTCTTTTGGGTCAATGTTTACGCCCGACAGTGTTGTTTTACCAGTGAATGAACAAAGATCACCTTTATACATCAGAAGTTTTGCACCGCACATTATTGGTTCGTTTCTCATGTTCGCTCCAAGAGCGATCAAAGGAGTTACACCGATTTCAGCCATTCCGCCGTTAACTTTTACTTTGTCCATTTTGATTTTAGTTTTTGATTACCTGACAAATATACGACGACTTTTTACATTAATCCACTAATTGACAAATAAATTACGTTTAAAATTTAACAAACACATTCAAACCGTTGATTCTATTGGCTGGCCATAAAATGCTAAAATGGTGTTTTGTCAAACGGGATCACCATGCCAGCAGACGCAACGCATACATTTTTGCCTGTTTGGTCGGTCACGGCTTGCGCAAATTCAAGTGCATGGCTATTGGTGTCGCTCAAATGGATCAGCACGATGTTGTTGACCGCTGCCAGATCATTCACTTCAAGCGTCTTCAGGCACGTTTCAAGACTCATGTGTGACTTCGCTACCCGATCCTTCAGAAAATCGTCAGCACCGTCACCATATCGTTCAGCAATGATCTTCTTTGAATAGTTGGCTTCGATCAGCACGTTGTTAAGCCCGGAGAACGAATATTTCAACAGACACGTATCGGTCACGAACAAAACCTTGCCGCATTCTTTGTGATGGATCAAGAACCCGACCGGTTCAGCAGCATCGTGCTGCACGTCGAATGCAATGACACGGAATTCGCCCAGGGCGATTGTCATCGTTTCGGTTGGGAAACATTTAGACCTGTGCGATTGCCAACCCATTGCTTTGTGTGTTCCGCGTGTGCTGTACGTGTCGATCCCTAAGTTCTGAAGATGGCCAGCCGCAACAGCATGATCGTTGTGCTCATGCGTGATAATACAACCGACCACGCTATTGAACGAAAAACCCATTGCTTCTTTAATTTCCTTCACGTGAACACCTGCTTCGATTATCAACGTTTCGCCGTTGCTGGCGGTTAACAGGTAGCAATTTCCTTTGCTACCTGTTCCTACTACCGTCAACTTCATTGCTAGAACCCTGGGCCGTCAGTGCCTTTTTTATCGTCAGCTTTTTCGCCTGCTTTTTTCTTTTCAACCTTTGGCTTCACTTCTTCAGCGGCTGGTTTTTTTTCTTCAGCAGCAGGGCCATTAGTTGCTGCTGGCTGTTCATCGTCTTTTACTTCGGTGTGTTCGTCAAATTGAACAGAACCTGTTTGATCTGCAACCATTTCATCAACACGTTCTTCAGTTACTTTTTTACCTTCAACTTCGATTTCTATCATGCGAACATAATTGTCGTCGATTTTTTGACTGTCGATTGTGATGCCATTATTTGCTGCACGCGAAAGTGTTTTGAAACACATTTCGGGCAACCAGCCTTCAACTTTAATTTTCCCGGATTTCTTGCCGTCCTTCCAGTTGTCCTTTTCACCACCCCAAAATTCAGCACTTGCGTTTTTCGGCACGCGCTTCATAATATCAGCCATCGACATGATTCGCAGCTTATTTTTTTCTGGTTGTGAAATGTAATTGTAGTAATAAAAACCACCCACAACTTCGCCACGATCAAATGGCGAAGTGATATCAAAAGAATAGCTTTCAACACGGTTCTTGTCGTTCTTTTTGTGAGGTTTGAAAATGTCATTAGCGTGAACGACTTCGACAATTATATCGTCAGGAATGTCAAGGCCGTATTTTTTGGCTTTCAATTCAAGACCACGATACCCCAGCATGAAAGTGATGTCGTATTTTTTTATCGAATCATTTTTGTATGGTATCGGGTGTATTTGATTCGGCTGCATTGGGTCAATTCCCAATGTCGCGTAAATCACTACATCAATCGACATTTTTTCACGGTTAATGTTGTCCCACGTGTACGCAAGTGTTTCACGATACTGTTCAGGCTTCGCCAATCTTTTAGCTTCAGCAGTCTTCAGTACCATATCTAACTTGATGAAATAGTTCTGAATCAATTTTTGATGGAACGGGGCCAGTTTAATTTCCCCCGGAACGGCTGCGAAGTTCTTCATAACCATACCAAGAAATCGTTCTGAAGGTGTTAGTTCTTTTTTTGTTGAAACAACGGTTGAAAGCGCTGCATTTTTTTCTTCTGTACTCATAAAATTTAGCTTTAGTTTTAGGTTTTGAAATTACGCAATTCGAAGGACTTTTTCGCCTTTGAATGCAAATAAATTAATAATCTGTGACGCGCACGCTATAAGGTTTATAACCGATTCACGGTTGTCAACAAATACTGGCGCGGTGACGTTATAATGTTCGCACAACGCATTAATAATGTCGACGCCTGCATTCACTTTCGACGCTGTGTTTGCATCAAGATACGGCACGCCGTTGATCGTGCAGATACACGTTTCGGCTTCACCGCCGTTGATCTGCTGTTCAAACATTTTGAAGTTCACAAGTTTGAATTTGTCATTAACAGTGTCTTCGATGAACTGAACCTTCAGCTTGTTGAACTTATCAATGATAAATTGCAGGCGTTCGTTTTCAAGAATTGTAGCTGAAAGTGTTTTTTCTTCAGCTTCCAGTTGCTTCACGCGCTCGTCAACTTTTACGATCTGCTGTTCTTTGAATAGTTCGCTTTTAATAGCATCAATTTCAGCAACAACAGCAGCGCGTTTTGTTTTTAATTCTGTTGTGTCTGGTGCAGTTCCTAGCGCAGTGGTCATCTGGTCAATTTCAGCGCGAATTGCTGCGATGTCGGCGACGATTTTTTTGTATTCAACATTTTCAGCAAGCATTTTTTGAACCTGTTCTTCAACTGAAGCCTTCGGAACTGCTGAAGTAATTTTTGCTTCTTCAGCAGTGATCTGGTCGGTCAATTCTTTGATGGTGGTAGTAAGTAATTCGACCATCTTCATGTTTTCAGCAGCTTTCACGCCTATTTCAATACCTTCTTTTTCTAGGGCATCACGTTCAGTTGCTAATTTTTTACCGTCAGCGCTGATCTTCGCTAAATTGTTGGCTTTATCTGTGTTGAAATTATCAATCATTGTCTTGCGACGTGCTTCAGTATCGGTTTCTTCAAAGGCACGCTTACAAGTTGGGCAACAGAAATCAGCGTCATTGAACTTTATTTCACGCGAATTTTCAACACTCCATGCGTCACGCTTTTCGGTCATGGCTGTATTAGTTTTCACAACATCTGAAATGACCGTTTCGGCAAGTTTCGCAAGCGTTTTGCCTGTATTTTCGTAAGCCGTTAATGTGTTCTTTTTTGAAAGCAAGTCGCCCTTCATTTTTGCAATGTCGGCCCCGCCTGCGCTCACTACATTCAGAACAGCATTTTTTGTGTCGCGGTCAATGGTCTGCTTTTTATCAAGCAATTCTGTACCGATTAGTTTTTTGTCCTGAATAAGTTTTGCTTTGTCGTCGAACGCTTTTGATTTGTTGGTGATCTCGTCATCAACAAGCATTAGTTCTGAATTTTTAGCAGCAAGTTCAACATTAATCTTCACAAAACCGCCTTCGGGAACTTCAGGCTTTGACCTGTTGGCTTCATTAATTCGGTGCGGGATTGCGTCAAGTTCTTCTTTCGACTTCTTAATCTGCGCAGCAATTTGTTTTTTGAATTCGTCAATGCTTTTACCATCTTGTTCGATGGCCAGAACAACCGGCGCAGAACCTTCAATGCTGCGAAGTATTGCCATCGTGTCGATACCGCCAGCAAGTTCAACCAACACAGCACGACGTTCTTGCCATTTCAATTCGTTGAACGCAGTTGGTGATGTTATTAGTTTGAAAATGCTTTCATTAAATATACCGTCGATTTTTTGTTGAAATTCTTTTTGCGACATCGGCACTTCGTTCCAAAAATATGCAGTTTCGTGGCCGGTGAATTCAGCAACTTCAGCGCCTTTTTTCTTTACCCACTTTTCCTTGTACACTTTTTTCGGCACGATCATTTGGCCATCGACGATAATTTCGGCCTGAACTTCATGGTCTAAATTTGGAATAACTTTGTTATTTGAATCAAGCGTTTTGATCTCGAAATCTTTTCGACCGGTTGAATCTTTTCCGAAAAACAACCACCAAAAGGCGTCGAAAACTGTTGTTTTTCCTGTTCCGTTTTCGCCCAGCAGGGTCGTTTCGGTTGCATCGAATTCGATGTGTTGATTGCGTACACCCTTGAAGTTTAAAAGGGTTAACGATTTTAGTCTAATGTCCATTTTCTTTTGCTTTTTTAGTTTGACGGTACAAATATAAATAAATATTTTTCAATTAATCGACAAATCAATTAAAAGTTTTTTCATACATTTGTCGAAACAATATTTCAATTATGGAAAAACAACCAGGTGTCGATGTTCGTTTCAGCATGAACATACACGTAACAGAAGAAGAATCGCTGAATTTCAACAAGGCTGTTGCTGCTTTAAAGGTGCGGCGCGAAGTTGAGGGAAAAGATAAACTATTCATCGCCCGTGTGTGGCGACAAGCGATTGTGGCGTTTGCAAAAGACCCGCAAGGATTTCTTAACTTCATTAAATTCAAAAACTAATGTATTCAATCAAAGGAACCCTAAAAAGAAAAGGCGTTGTTGAACAGGTCAGCGACACGTTTAAGAAGCGCACCTTCGTTGTTGAAGACGCAAGTGGACAATATGCACAGACAATCGAATTTCAAGCCGTACAGGATCGCGTCGAATTACTCGACAAGATTGCGACCGGCCAGCCGGTTGAAGTGACATTTTTCATTCGTGGCCGCGAGTGGACGAACCCAAAAGACGGGGCCGTTAAAGTTTTCAACACGCTTGACGCGTGGAAGGTTGAAGCACTCATTGACCAGAAGACAGCAGGCAAGGACAAACCGAACGGTGATAACAACGGCGCTGCAAACGCTGAAACTTTTGTTGCTGAAGGCGACGACGATCTACCGTTCTAATAATAGCTTCTAAGCCTACTAAAACCTACAAATGAAGCATCTAGTAACTTTGTTCAAAACGACAAAGAGCGTCAATACTGGCTACAATCGGGACGTTTCAAAAGTCTTTCAACGCATCAAAGAAGGCGCAAGTCAGCGGCCCATCGAAAAGATTCGTAAGACTAAAAACAAGGAACAACGCGATGCCCTGAAGCTCGAATTATTACCTGTGATCTGTTTCAACGGAACATTCCGATATCGCAGTGAAGCTGGTTTTATAGCGCATTCGGGCTTGTGCATTTTGGATTTCGATAAGATACCGACCGACCAAATGCAGGCGCACAAAGATTCGCTTAGTGCGTGCGAATATATTTTTGCTTGCTGGTTATCGCCTTCAGGTTTTGGATTCAAGGCACTGGTGCAAATTCCGCCTGAACCGGAAAAACATAAGGGGTACTTCAATGAGATCGCGAAATTCTTCGATTCGCCATATCTCGACACGGCAGGCAATTACGTGGCTTCACCATGTTACGAATCTTACGACCCCGACATCTACATAAATCCTGAAGCATCGCTTTGGAGCAAATGCGAGATCGAAGAAATCGAAGATATCGGCGTGACCACTGCCGACTTCCCGGTTACGAGTGAAAACCGAATTATCACCAACTTGCTTGAATGGTGGAAGAAAAAATTCGGTAAGATCAAAGGCGAACGAAACGCCAACGTGTTCAAGCTGGCCAAAGCGTTCAACGACTTCGGTATTCACAAGCAAGAAGCCGAACAGGTACTTTTGACGTTCCGGGAAAAAGATTTCAACGAGCACGAAATTCGCAATATCGTCAAATCAGCCTACAAGGATAAGGCCGCGTTCAGATCGAAGTTTTTTGAAGATCATGAAATCAAAAGACGAATTGAAAAAATGATTCGCAGCGGCAAGAAGGTGAAGGATATCATTGCCGCCATGCCTGAAGCTGATAAGGAAATGATCGAACGGGGTATCGAAACGATCAAAGAAACGATTGCTATTGACGATTTTTGGGAATACGACGAGAATGGAAAAATAAAACTGATCCCGCACAAATACAAATTTTGGCTGCAACAGCACAATTTTTTCAAGTACTACCCATCGAAGAAGTCTGAAATTTACACCTTCATCTTGAAGGATCAAAACCTACTTGAAGAAACCGACAAGAACCGAATCAAAGATTTTGTTCTGACGCATTTGATGAACCGCACCGATATTGGTTTCTATCCTTACGACTACATGGCCAGCAATCAAAAGTTCTTCACGTTCGATTATCTTTCGTTTCTTGATTCAGCTGACGTTGAAATCAAGCGTGACAATAAAGAAGAATGTTACATTTATTTCAAAAATTGTGCTGTAAAAGTCACCAACGAATCAATCAATAAAGTTGACTACATTGATGTTGATGGCTTCGTGTGGCGAAACCAGATCATTGACGATGAATTTGAAATACTTGACCATCACGACAGCGAATTCAGGCGGTTCATCTGGTTGATTTCTGCTGAAGATGTTGACCGGTACAACACCATGAAGTCAGTCATCGGCTACCTGCTGCATTCGTTTCAGAATTCAGCCAACAACAAAGCGATCATTCTGAATGACGAATTAATCAGCGAGCACCCGAACGGTGGAAGCGGTAAGGGTATTTTCTGGCGCGCGCTGCGCAAGATGAAACGAGTATCACGCATTGACGGTAAGTTGTACGACCCCAGCAAAACGTTCAGCTACCAAACCGTTACGGTCGATTCACAGATTGTTGTGTTCGATGACGTGAAGAAGAATTTCAATTTTGAAAACCTGTTCAGTGCGATCACCGAAGGGTATCAAATCGAATATAAGAACCAGGGAGCTGTGCAGCTGCCGATTTCAGAATCGCCGAAGACATTGATCGCAACCAACTACACAATCGGCGGCATCGGCGGTTCGTTTGCTCGAAGAAAATTTGAAGTTGAATTTTCAAATCACTTCAACGATCAGTACACACCTGAACAGGAATTTGGGCACATGCTAATCGACGACTGGAACGAAACAGAAATGAACCGGTTTTATTCGTTCATGATTCAATGCGTGCAGTACTATTTGAAACATGGTCTGAAGACTTACGAACACAAGAACCTGGAAAAGCGCAAGTTTATAAAATCGACTTCGCACGAATTTTTCGAGTGGGCCAACGAAGAAAATATTCCCTTCGATGTGCGTCTTGATCGCAAAGTTCTGTACAACCAATTTATTGAAGAATACAGTGATTTGAAAAAATGGCTGAAGCAGAAAACATTCACCGGCTGGCTGAAGACATACGTCAGTTACACGGGACTTGAATACCTCGACGGAAAAAGCAACGGCGTGTGGTGGATGGTTGTAAAATCTTCGCCTGACGCATCACTAAAAACAACAACATCTGGCGAAATTTCATTCGACGGCGATGACAAAGATAAATTACCTTTTTAACCTCTAAACATAAAGCAAATGGCTAAAGCGACAAAAAAAAACACTCCCAGGATAAAGAAGCCGAAGAAAGTAAAGCGTCTTACTCGGAACCAACAAATCAAACTTCTGACCGCCGAAATTTTAGGCTGGTGTCGTGTAGAAAAAACACGATCAAAACGGTGGATTTATACAAGCCACAACAACAGCGAAAAAGCAAAGAACAGCGAGGCCGTCACGAAGTTGATGGAACAGTACGATTTCGGTCTTCAATACACTTTGTAAAATGAAGCTGCGACAGTACCAAAACGATTCGGTAAATGAATTATCGAAGGGCTTCAGGGCGCATCTGCGTCAAATCCTATGCTTACCCACAGGCGCAGGCAAGACGGTGACGTTTTCAGAGATCACCAACAGGGCCGTGACTAAGAAAAAGACACAGACACTTGTGCTGACTGATCGAATCGAATTATTTGAACAAACATTCAACGCGCTTGAAGATGTTATTCTGAATTCTGACGACACTGAAAACTATTTCAATGCTATTCGCAATAATTCGATTCAGGTGCTCAACGCAGCAGCGAAAGAAAAAGATTTCAACCCTCACGCGCTACTTACGGTCGGCATGGTTGAGACGGTGAAGCGCCGGTTGATGTTTGGCTACGAACCCGAACTGATTATAATCGACGAAGCGCATAAGGGCAACTTCACGAAGATACTTGACCGCTGGCCAAACGCACGCGTAATTGGCGCAACCGCTACACCAATCGGCAAGCACCTGGTCAAATATTACCAGAACATTGTGCAGAATATCGATATACCTGAATTGATCGACCAGGGTTTTTTGTGCCCGGTTGTTGCATGGCAGATGCAAGACGATTTCAGTGATTTGGAAGTGAAGAAGTCGGGCGATGAATATACCGGGGCCAGCTTGAACGCTCACTACAACAAAACAAAACTTTACGCAGGCGTTGTTGCCGAATGGAAGGCGAAAGCGCTAGGCGAACAGACAATCGTTTTCAACGTCAGCATCGAACACACCATCAAGCAGACTGAAGAATTCATTGCTGAAGGAATTGCAGCCCGGTACGTGACGAGTGAAACACCGAAGTGGGAGCGCGACCAAATTCTTGCAGCATTCAAACGGCGTGAATTCACCGTGCTGAACAACTGCGGGATTCTTACAACTGGCTACGACGAACCCAGCATCACGTGTATAATCGTCAACCGCGCGACATTATCGCTTGCGCTTTGGCTTCAGATGTGCGGGCGAGGGTCACGGCCATATCAAGGCAAAACACATTTCAAAGTGCTTGATTTCGGAGCTAATCACGAACGGCATGGCCGATGGGACACAGCAAGAATCTGGAAACTATCGGAACCGAAAAAGCGTGCAGAAAAACCGGCCCCATTGAAGCAGTGCCCGAAATGTGAAGCAATGGTATTTGCACAAGCATCTGCGTGCCTTCACTGTGGATTTGACGGCTGGGGTGTCGAACGTGGTGAAGGTGGCAAGCCGTTGGCTGAAGGTGTTATGGTTGAGGTTCCCGCAACAGTTCCCAATCACATGGTCGGGCGAAAAATTGGTGATCTTGAAGTCACCGAACTGGTTGAGCTTCAAAAATTGGATCGGTATAAGCCTGCGTTCATTCAGCGAATCGTTCGGTCGAAGGGCGAACTGGCTGTCATGGCTTACGGTGAAATAATGGGGTACAAACCTGGCTGGTTTACACGTCAAAAGGAACAGATGGAAGATAAGAAATTCACAACTTTTTCAAACTTTACATTACGATAATTATGAATATAGAAACACCAGAAGAACTTGCCGAACACCTTGCCGATTGGATCGGTGTGTACGGTTGTTGTAATCAACACACAGAAGAAGGCGACAAAATCGAATTGTGTACCTACGATAAAGACAAGCCGACCTGTTGCCGTGTTGCATTTACAAATGATATTGTTACAAGAATTTATGAATCAGTTGAAAACAAAAAGAAGTTAGATGCAGCCGGAATCACTTAACGATAAGACACGAAAACTTTACATCGACTGCGCACCCTGGCAAACCGTTCGGGTTGACGATTTCCTTATTGCTGTTGGTAAAAAACAATCGAACAGCGTGTATCACGTTGCTGAAGTCAAGCAAGTGGTGCAGAAGCATAAACGAATTACTCGTCATTATATGCAGGTGTACAAAAGCGATCTAATTACGGCGCTAAAGCGTGACCGGAACACGCAGCAATTGATTCCGTTAAAATGGTATAAACGAGAAAAGAAAAAGTTATGAACAATCAAGAAAATAAAATCATGTCTGCGTTCCCTGGTGAAACAATGGTAACCTGGAATGAAAAAGACGGTGAAAAAATTGTACCGAATCATGGTGTTAGTAAATTGGAATATTTTGCCGCGCGTGCCCCTAAGAAAATCCCTGGCTGGTTTCAACCTTGTCTTGATGAAATAAGTGGCGGGCAAAAACCTAAAGAGGTACAGCCGTTTCATTTTGTGTTCGGAAATAGTTCTTCGCACAAACACAGTGAATTCATCAAAAGGCATTGGTTTGACGAAGATGGCTGTTTTGTTATAACGGACAAATCAATAAAAATCCCTGAAGGGCTTGAAGATGAAATAAGGCAGTGGGAAATTGATATTGACAAATATCTGAAAGATAAAAAGACATTTGAAGCGATTCTTCGCCGTGAAACAATTGCGCAGTGGCCCTGGTATTGGGCGAACATTGTGCTTGATTCAAAATACGAACTGAAGCAGCACTGAAATGGAAACGAAGAAATCTGAAGACAAAATTCAACAGGAAATAGTTGTATGGTTCCGCAATACGTTTTGCCTGGCTCACCACAACCCGAAGCTGAAAATTTTTGCAGTTCCTAACGCTGACGTGTCAAGTGACGCGCATCGTATCAAAATGTTTTCCACTGGTGTCGAAGCTGGCGTTGCCGATCTGATTGTTCTGTTGCCTGGGGCGCAAATAATTTTCGTTGAAGTGAAAACAGAAATCGGCAGGCTTTCACCAAAGCAAACGAAGTTCAGCATTGATGTTGATGAATTAGGGTTCTGTTATTACATGGTGCGGTCAATTGAGCAATTCAAGAATTTACCGGAAATTAAAAAAATGTTGTGTTGATTTGTCAATTAATCTTATATTTGCCGTATGCGCTTACTACTTCTTTGGGCTAATATCGTTTTCGTCATCAAATGGCCGTTCAGACAATTTGCACGCCTGTGGCTTCGTGATTCTGTCGTGCATAAACTCACTAAACCTGTGCCGTCTGAAAATGGTCAGCCGTTTGGTCTAATTGATACGCCAATCGGCAAAAAATGCAATCACGGATTCAGTCAGCTGAACGTTGCGAAATACCAGGGCAACGCGAAGTGCGACTATTGTGGTGTGAAGTTAAAAGACGCAGCTAATGGAGCATGACGCAAGCCGCACACGTGTCGAATCGCATTTCAGTCGTGGAAAAGAAGTACTGTCGTTGTCGCACATGGATTTTGAAGTTGATGGCGTACCGTTCCGGGTAATCGGAACACGTGAAGAAGTCGGCGATTACATCTGCACGATCAAGAACATGAAGAATAAAAAGATCAGCGAAATGGACCACCAACGATTGTGCCGCGTGGTACGTGACGAACTGGCGAAGAATGAACAGGCCGCAGCAGCAACAATTGCCGCAACAAAAGCTGCTGAAGAAGCAAAAAGGGAAGCAAGGCTTAAAATATTGCCAACTGTTGAGTTACAAAAAGGATTATTTTAAACTAAAGCAAAAATAAATGGCTAAAAAACATGAAAAACCGGAACCTTTAAAGCACGACGTAAATACGTGTTTAAAGAAAATTATCAAAAATGCTAAGAAGGCAGACGAATCAATTGAACACGTTTCTTTTGAGTTGGCCGGAATAACTAGAATAGGGGCAATTCCTCGAAGATACAAAACGGGTCAGGTTATTAGAATCACCCGGCTGAACAGCAAAGGAAAAGAAGTTGTTCAAAAAACTTTTATAAGTCACGAATATTGCCCTTTTTGTGGCACAAAATTTTAACAACATGGATAAACCGGAAAACTTTAAGATCGAAAAAGTCATCGACCACCTGCGCGGAACTGTCGGGACGATTGAAAACAGCATGATCGAACTTTATGGCGACGATTACGATCACAACTGCCTGAACGCTGACGACATCAAAGCGATAAACGAAAAGCTATTTGAATGCGACGAGTGCGGTAAATGGCTTGACCATTCTGAACACGTCGAACAGCCAATTGAACCGAAATCGAACTTTACCTGCTGCAAAAATTGCTTCGCAGAAGACAATTAGACGATTTACGAACAAAATTTTGTTAAAAACTTTATAAATTATATTTTTACACACATTATGAACAACGCAAGATACAGTTTAACTTTTTACGGCGGCGTTTGGGTCGCTGGGTTTATTATTTTCTTCTTAACGCCTGGGTGGTCATGGCAAATGATAGTGCTGGGGTCGTGTCTTTTCTTCTTGTGCCCGTCGTGGAAACACTACTTCGATTGGAGGCTGACAAAAGATTTAGCACGTCAACACATGAAGGGCCACTTAACCGAACACGCGGCCAATCTGAAGCGTGACGAACAAAACGGTATCAAACACTAATCGACATGGCAAAGAAAACTAAAGCAGCTGCGGCGACAAATTCGCGCGAAAGCAAAATAATCCTAATGCCGGGCGCACAGAAGGTAATCAACGAAGCAGCTGGGATTGCTCCGAACGATGGCGTGTTCGATCAGCACCGGCCTGAAATTGTTAACGAAGTTGATCTTGTGCCGATAAAGGCGCGAAAATATCGACTGTACGATCAGCATCATGGTCGGTTTGTAATTCGCAACAACAATGCAGTCGCACCGAATAATTTCGTCAAACAAACGCTGAACGATGACACAAAGAAAGCGGTGTATTCTGACGACGAGCTTGAAAATTCATCTTCATGGCACTATCGTCATATTCCTGAAATTATCGCAATGCTGCTGAATCAAAAAGCGAACATGGATTTAGAATTCTTCATGTTGAAGCGCAACCCGAAAACGAAAAAACTTTATATCAAGTAACATGAAAAAGCAAATCTTAATCATTGCAACTGCCGCATTAATTCTTGCCGGTTGTTCAAAAGAATGGAACTGTACCGTGACGACAGATTACGATTATTTGGGCGCACCACAGCACACCGAAACGCAAACAACATTCACCGGCACAACGAACGAAATGCACGCATTTGAAGATGCGAATACGCATAACGAAGGCGACGTTGTTACTTCAGCTAATTGTCAGTAGTGTGATTTTTCCTGACAACAAACCGTTCAAATTAGGGCGCAAGTTTACCTGTGTTTATTCGGGCGTCAGCGTCACCATGCAGCCAGCAGATGAAGTTGTTATTTCAGACGATGAAACTGATATTAGGCTGCTGCGCACAGTTTACTTCGGTGAACGAATGTTTTCAAGGAAATACGAAGTTTATTGGCTCAAATTTGAGGGCCGCGAAGCGCTGCTTCTTGATGACGAGATCAGTAAGGTCATCACAGATTGGATCAACTGCTACATTCCGCAAGAAAGTGACGAACAAGGGTTTCAGTTCGTTCCGTTCTACGAAAAACTTTCGTGTCAGTCAGACAGATTTCACGCATACGCCTACGCCGGTGAAAGTCGAATCAACATAACGACACGAAAAGAATGGAACGCGATAGGCGGTTACAAAGCAGAAACATATCGTCAGCGAATGATATCGCAACGCAGAATGATAAGTGAAATGCAAAATCTAGGCTTTTAACGTATATTTGCAATATGCCAGCGCCTAAAGGGAATAAATTCTGGGAATTCAGAACAAAGCACGGGGTCAACGTTTTATTCGCTGATCCCAATTTGCTTTGGGAAGAAGCGTGCGCCTACTTCGATTGGTGCGTTAAAAATCCTTTATTTGAATCGAAACCAATGATTATCAGCATGGGTGAAGGTGTTGGGTCTAAGATTGTTATGCAGAAGATACCAAAGAAGCGCGTCATGTCGCTGTTGGGCCTTTGCCTTTACTTGGGTGTTAGCGAAAGTTATTTCAGAACATTCCGGGAACATCACCTGAAGCATAGCGCCCAACCACTTCAATGGGTGAAAGATATGTCAACGGTCATCGAACAGATTTCTGACACAATAAAGAATCAACAGTTTGAGGGCGCTACTTCTGGCTTCTTCAATGCGAACATTATTTCACGCACGTTGGGCCTTGTTGATAAGACCGATTTGACAAGTGGCGGCAAAGAAATCAAAGCCCCACCAACGACAGTGAAGGTTCAAATCGTCAACAACAAAGAAGCTGACGACGATGACGACGACTAACGAAATCAGTTTTAAAGCCACAAAAGTCTTCAACGAAACGTGGGAAGCGGTCACGGCTACTTATCTTGACGCTAAAGGCGTACTTCGGCGCAAATACAGACTAATCGAACAGGTTGGCGGCACACGATCTTCAAAAACCTGGTCTGACTTTCAGGTGTTTTTCCTTTACGGTTTTCAGAATCAGCATAAAGAAATGGTTGTCATGCGTGACACCGCAGCCGATTGCCGTAACAAGGTCGAAAGCGAATGGATCAAATGGCTGCGTGATCCTAATGCACGCGTGAAGGAATTTGAACAGGGTCTTATCACAGCTGAAGAATTGAATAAATTCCTGGAAGAAGAAAGTCTGCATAAGTATTTCAACGAAAATAAATCGCTGCATAAGTGGACGTTCAAACACAACAAGACCGAAATCATTTTCACCGGGACTGACGACGAAGATCGCGCCATCGGTAAAACACAAGACGTCCTTTGGGTTAACGAGCCGTACAAGTTCAGCGAAGAAGTGTTTCTTCAGCTAATGCAGCGGACAACCGACTTCGGAATCGTTGACTGGAATCCTAAACAGAATCACTTCATTGAAAAGCAGCGGTTGAAGCCTGACACTGTA